GTCTCGGGCTTGCGTCAGGGTCTGAGGAATGGGGGCACGCACTGGCGGCGGCGCCACGGGCTTGGCCCGCAACATCCCGCGCAACTCAGCAATCTCAAGCAGCATCTCGCCTTGCGGCAGCGAGGCAACGCGGTACGCTTCCGCCAAGTCTTTCGACAGGTGGTAAGCCACGTCAGGCCCGCCGCGCAGCACCAGCGCTTTGCGGAAGTCGTCGTGAAGCACAGGACGCAGCGCCTCAATAGCGGCGTCGAAGTCCTGATACTTGGTCTGGCCTTCCTTCACTACGGACTCGGTGCGGGCGTTGATTTCCCGCTCCATTTGTTCCCGCTGCATCTGCTGCTGCCAGGTCTGCCGCTCCCTCTCCACGCGGGCATTGGCGCGGTACTCAACAAGGTCGTTGAAATACTGCGTTTGATCCGTGTATTGGTTCGGGTCCGGCTCGCCTTGGCCGCCTGCTGGCCGCTGCCGCTGGGACTGTTCGTAAAGCTCGCGGTAGTGAGCCGCTTGCTTTTCCGCTTCCTGCCTGCGATTGCGTTCAGCGATTGCTGCCGCGACAAGTCCTTGTGACTGCTTGTCTTCCGTCTTGGGCGGTTCTGCCGGTGGCGCAGTTGTTTCACCCGTGGGCTGTTCGACCTGTTCGACCGCTTCAGCCTCTACGGCTTCCACGGCTTCAACTTCGGCCGGACCCTCATCGCTCAAGATCGAATTCAGCGTGCTATCCATTCCCACTCTTCGCGCCCGGTTAGGCCCGGCGACAGCCAACACGCCCGACAGTCCGGCGACGACCGACAAGAAAAAGGCCCCCAAGGTTTCCCGAGGGGGCCGAACTTGCCGAGGAGAAAACTAGTCCATGAGCGCGACGATGTACGCCACGTCCATCTCTTCAATCTCTTGCGCGATGCGCTGCATCTCAAGTTGCAAGGCCACTTGCCTTTCGGCTGAACGCCTCACCTTTGCAACGTCTCGCGCCGCCTCCGCGATGGCCTCTTGTGCCCTTGCGTTGGCCTCTTCAATCTTCAGCGCCTGCACCCGCGCTGCTATCGCCGCCTGCCGCTCCCTGTACGCAGACAGAAGCAGCTCGTTCGGCTCTAGGTACTCGCTCCGCTCTTCTTGCGCCTCGTCCTGTTCTAGCTGCTCATCGGGCAACAGTTGGACGTATGGCCGCCATGACCGAGTTTTGCGCGTCCGCGGCTTGCGGAAGCTGCTAACCGACGGCGCTACATCGCCGCCGACAAGCGCCAGCAGCAGAGACATGGCTTACTCGTAATAACCACGGAAGGTGACCACCGTCCAGATCACTTGCGAAGCGGTCGCCGTGCCTTGAATGAACTTCGCCACCGCGCCGATCAGTTCACCAGGCGCGACGACAATGGGCGCGCTGCTGAAATCCTGGTCAAGTTCCTGCGCCTGCGATCCGATGGCAGCGCCGACTAGCCACGTCTGCAGGCCGACACCGACACGCCGCGCCGCTTTGACCGTGGCCGTCGAGAACGACGCGCCTTCACCCGTGGCAAGGCTGTTCAACTGCGTGCCGCCGAAGGCAATCGACCACTGCACGGTCGTGGGCGTCGTTGCCACCGCCGCGCCGATGTTGACGCTGGAGATGTGGATACCCGTGATGACGAGGTTCCGGCCGGTAATGTTGATCGTGGCCGCAGGGTTCGTGAACGCCGTCACCCAGCCGTCGAGGCCCGGGGCTGCTGCGGTGATGCCCGCTTGACCACCTAGGCCCGTGGCGAGGGCCGTGGTCTGCGACAGCGCCGCGCCCGTTACCGTCGTGGCGCCCGTGGCGTTCGGCAGCAGGGCAGACGTGCCCATCGTGCCGCCGTTCTGGCCTTGGTAGGCCGACTGCCCCATGATGCACTGCTGCTGGCCCCACGGGCGGCCGCTAACCACGTCCATGAGGCCCACGCCGACGCGGGACACGCGCATCGTGTTCGTGTTCGACACGGCGCCCGTGTTGTACTTCATGATGAACATCGGGAGCGAGCCCTGCAGGAACGGCAGGCCGTTTGCCACAGGGAGGTCCAGGCGCCCGAGCAGCTTGTTGTCAAGCCAGAACTCGACCTCGCGCTCGCCCACAACCATCAAGAACTTGAACATGCTGCCGACTGTCAGCGCCGACAGCGGGAGCGCGGCATCAAGTGCGGATTCGACCGCGGTGCCGTTGAACGAGATGACGCCAAACACGCCGGCCGACGTGATCTTGAGCCAGCAGCCGTCAGTCGGCACCGTGGTGGCCGCGCTCGGCAGGCCCAGGCCCAGCAGGAATACCTCGCCCGAAATCATCGCGGCGGTGAACTGGCCGAAATAGGCTTCAACCGCCAGCGGGGCCGTGTTGACCAGCGGGAAATACTGTTTCGTGTGCATGAACGCGCCATGCGCGCTCGTCGTGCCTTGCACTGCCGAGAAGTTCACCGTACCGGCGCCGGGCTGCGCCGCCGTCAACGTGCTGAAGACGTAACGCCAGACGCCCGTGTTCTGCGTCGTGGCGTTGAACACGTCGTGGAACAGCACCGAATCGACGCCAACGCGCAGCCGGTAGTCGGGCGAAATCTCGCCTGACTTGCGGAATTTGGCGTTTGTCAGTTCGCCGTCGTCGTTCTCGACGTACAGGACAGCGATGCCAGCCTTTGCTGGGTCGTCGTTCGTGCGAACCAGCAGTTGCCGGTCGGCATCGACGTTGGCACCCGTGCCAGACAGTGCGCCGACGATGTTGGTATCGAGTGCCATCAGTTCGCCCAAACGTAGTGAACCCGGAACGCGCCTGAGAGCTTGTGCTCGCTGCGCCCGTGGATCGTGAATTCATCGGTGCCCGGCGCGCATGTCAGCGCACAGAGCATTGCGAAATAGCGGTGGTCTGCCGCCGTGTGCTTCGTCGTGGAGTCGTTGCCCATCACCCACGCTTCGACGTGCGTCTCTGCCGTCACGCCAGGCGCCGCGACGGTGGTCGACGCCTCATTGCTGCCCGGGTGCGCGGGAAACGTGATGTCGGCCTCTCCGGTGCCGGTCACTGCTCGTCCTGCATGTCTTCAATCGCGTAGACCTGCCCGCTCGGGGCGACCACGCGCTTGCGCTTTGGCTTGTTCATCTGCGCGATGGCTTCAGCCAGAAGCATCATGGGGTCGGGCTTCTCTTCGACCGGCTCCGGCTCGGCGATGTCTTCCTCGACTTCGGTGCTCAGAGACAGCGGCACTTCGAGTTTCTTCGCCATCAGTTGAATCGCGCCGGCCAACTCGCCCATGTCGCGCTTCACGTCGGCGTTCAGGGCGGCGATGCGCTCGGCGGACTCCATCTGCATCCGCGCAAGTCTGGCCTTGGACTCTTCAGACATCGCCGTTTGTTGCAGCCTGCCCTCAATCTCGACCTGCTTCACGGCCATGCCGCTCTGCGCCTCTTGCAGTTGCTGCTTCAGTTGCTGTATGACCTGTTGCGCCTCTTGCAGCTTCTGGATCGCCATCGCGCCTTCTTCGCCCTTGCCGTCCATCTCGTCAAGGATCTCGTCCTTGTTGCGGATGCTCGACGCCTTGATGAGCGCACGCGGCGGAATCGGGATGCCTCCCTTAGCAAGCTCGATCAGCCCTTGAAACTGCTCGATCTGCAGGCTGGCCGTTGCTGGCGCGGTGTCGAGAGTGATGTCAACGTCCATTTCCGCGACGTTGTTCTTCACTTCGGCAGGCTGCTGCAATGCGGGCGAAGCCTTGGCTTCCTGCTCCATCTCCGGCGTTACCTTGACGCCTTGAGCGCGCATGTCGTTGATGATCTTCTCGCCCATCGTTTGCGGCTGGTTCAGCCCTACGAACCTGACATTGCGCTCGTCGTCGGTGACGCGAACCCACTTCTCGGCGGTCCAATACTGCCGGACGCGGTTCCACACCTTGCGATACACAGCAAGCTGCCACGACTTGAACCAGTCGAACACCGGGCCAAGTTCGTTCTGGCCCATTTCTTGCCGAGCCATCAGAGCACGGCCGGACATCACCCGCTGCTCAGTGCCAGACATGGCAGCATTGACGCCAACCGCGTCGATCTCTTGCTTGGCCTCTTGCAGCAGTTGAAACTGCGCATCGGCCATGTCGCCTGTCGGGATGACGCCGAAGTCCTCGCCCAGCTTTGCATCACCTTGCAACTCGACGTGGCCGTCAGGCTTGGCAAGCTCGGCCTTAAGGTGGTTCTTGTCACCCGTGAGCGCATTCCCGAAGGTCTGCCGGGTGTTCATCAAGTGCATCGCTTTGCTGCGGCGCTTGTTGATCTCGTCTTGCAGGCTGATCCAGCGCTTGACAACGCCGAAGCGGTTGCCGTCGCGGTCGATGTAGCAGGAACCGAAGACGAAGCCGTCTTCTTGCGCGCCGTGCTCATCAACGTAGGGCGAAGGCATGCGCTTCAGGACGCCGGCCTTGGTAAACGTGCTGTGAAACACGCCCTCCGCCTCGTTCGACCACATCTCAACGATGCGAACGCGGCGGCGCTTGGGATCGGCCCACCGCAGGCGCGGCACATCGTCGAAGGTCTGCCCTTGCGCGGCGGATTCAGCCGCCATCGTGCTGTTCAGCGCGTCTTCCTTGTCGGGCCACTTTGCAAGCGCGTCGTCCAAGTCCATCCAGACGAATTGACCCTTGAACTTCGCGTCGGAGAAGTTGCGCAGCCGGCTGTGTGGGTCGTAGAACATCCGATCCCACATGATCGGCAGCACTTCGATGCACGGCTCGCCGTACTTCTCGACGATGCGGACATCCGCGCCGCAGCAACCCTCGACGATGAACCCGTCGAAAGCCTCGGAACGAACCTCGTCCCATCGGCTTTGATCCATGACGAACCGCAGCGCATCCGTCGCGGCTTCGGCGCCTTGTTCTTCCTTCGGCGTGCGCGGGTAGGCTTTCGGGTCGCTGCGCTGGCCGGCTTCCATGCCAAGCAGGAAGTCCACCTTAGGGCCAATGCGGTCAATGGTGACGATGGGCTGCTTGCGCTTTTTCAGCACGGCGGCCTCGGCTTCGGTCCACTGGTTGCCGTTGCGATAGTCGCGCCAGGTTTCGGCCTCGCGCCGGTTGTCCTCGGTCGCCTGCTCCGCGGACTCATAGAAGCGCACAAGCATGGTCAGGGCTTCTTCGCCCTCCACTTGCTTCATGCTGTCTTCCATGTGTCTGCCCCTGTGTCTTTGTCGAACGCCCGCGCCCAGCGGTCAACCTTTGGCCGCTCCACCTTTACAGGTGCCGCGATGGCCGGGTGTGCTTCATCCAAGGCCCGCCCGATCAGGCTTGCCGTGTCCACGTCGTCGTCGTGCTTGCCAGCCGGAAAGCGTATGAACTCTTCGACATCCGCGCCCGGCTCAAAGTAAACGCAGCCCATCGCCGCGCGGCTCTGGAAGCCCCGCGCCCGCGTCGGCTTGTCGCTGATGCTTGGCAACCACTCAAGCCGGCCGAAGGTTTCGCGCTCTCTCATGCGCCGCCTCAGCATGGGCTCGATGGCCTTCTGGATCACGCCGGCCTCACCGAACCACGCGAACGGCTTGTGCCGCTTCATCAGGTCTATCTGCCGCTCGATCCAGACATCCGAGCTTGTCTGCCCGCGCCAGCCATCCAGGCGGTACAAGTCGCCGTTCGGAGCCACGCCCCAAATGCGATGCACCGTGTAGTCGCCTCCGCCATCCGTCACCGCGTAGTCGCTGGTGCCGTAAATGTGCAGCTCGGGCTTCGTGCGCCATTCCTTGAGCCAAGACCGCTGGAAGTACGTGCCTTCTTCGCTGGCCGGCTCTTGCTGATACAGCGCGGACCACTCTCGCGGCCCTACTGCTGCCCGGATACGCTCCAGCGCTTCGACCGGGTATTGCTCGGGCCACAGCGCTTTGCCGTCGTCCAGCGCCTTCAGCGACAGAACGTCCCACTTTTCGTGCTGCGCCTCATCCAGCAGCCAACCGCTAAGGTCGTCCTCATGCCATCGAGTCTGGATAACAACGACGCGGGCGCCTGGCATCAGCCGCGTGTAAGCGGTGGACTTGTACCAATCCCGCAATCTGCGCCGCACCGTCTCGCTGTCGGCCTCTTCCCGGTTCTTGATCGGGTCGTCAATCAGCAGCAAGTGCGCGCCGCGACCTGTCAGCGCGCCACCAGCACCAACCGCGTAGTAAGCGCCGCGCTGTGCGGTGCCGACTTCGATGCCGCCGTTGACGTGAAACCGCTTTACGCTTTGGCTGTCCTCGGCCAGCTTGACGCCGGGAAACACAGCCCCGAACGCGGGGTCTTGTATCTGCGCCTTGACCTTGCGCCCGAAATCGTCAGCCAAGTCTTGCGCGTATGTGCTGGCAATGACGTAGTGCTCAGGGTTGCGCCCGAGATACCACGCCGGGAAAAACTCCGACGCCAGCATGCTCTTGCCGTGGCGCGGCGGCATGAAGATCATGAGCCGTTTGCACTCGCCTCGCTCGACCTCTTCGAGCTTCCGCGCGATCAGCCGATGATGCGCCGCGTCCCTATAGCCGGGCCACTGATACGCCGCATAGGCGATGAGGCGGGAGAACGCGAAGTCTTCAGGTGTCGGCGCGGGTCGCTGCTGCAACGGCGGCATCGCGCTGTTCTTTGGTCGCGTGGCTGTGCTCAATCGGCCCACCATCAGCGCCCGTCAGTTGAACCGGGAGCACCTTCCCAACAAGCGCCAAGAACGGCGCCGGGTGGCTTTGCGCGACGCTGGTCAGGTACTCGACGCCGCCAGCCTCGTCTAAGGCTTGCGCAATCATGTCGCGGATGAGCGCCGTGTTCTTGTTCGGGACGCCCTTTTTGCGCCCAGGCCCCGGCGTGCCTTTTCCGATTCCTGCGGTTTGTTTTTCCATGGTTCCCCCGGCGACAGGGACAGTTGCGCCCGAAAGCGAGCCAGAAAGCACAACGCCCCATCCCGGGGCGCTGCTCGCATGAGCCTTGCAGTGACACTGCCGCCTCCGAAATGGAAGGGCGCGTCCTATGCCTATGGGCTCACACGTTCCCCGAAGCGTGCCACAGTTCGGCGGGTGCGTCAAGCCCCCCTGTTCCTCAGCATGTCCCGCGCATCAATGACCGTCTGCTTGAGCCCGTCGAGCGTCAGCCCCAGCGCCTGCGCCATCCTGCGGGGCGCCACCGGGTAGACGTAGTGCCACTGGATTGAATGCCGATGCAGCTCGGGCAGCGTCACAAAGACCTTCTGCAGCTTCACCGCTTCCCGCGTGTCTACCGGATCGCTCACGCTGTGCCCGCTGTACTGATCGCTGCTTTTGTACCCGCGAAACATCGGATGCACGGCCCGATGGCTTGCACCGCGGCACCAGCGCGCCCAGTTGCGCAGCCGCTCATCCACGGGCCATTGCCGCTCGGGGATTGCGTGAAAGTCGATCTCGTCTCGTGTCATCGCATCCCCTACAAGCTGCGCGCCAGCGCGGTCGTTATCTCGGTAGTGACTGTCTTTGCGGTCAAGGCGTTCACGGCCACCCCTCAAAGCTGATCCCCACCGCCCAAGCCGCCCGCTGCTGCTCGTACACGTACCGCACGCGCTTGCGGTCCCTGTCGTCCACGCCGAGCCACGCGGCCACGGCATCACGCACGCCCTTCAGCGAGCCGGCAAGGTTGTCGTCGTCCAGCCCGTTGCTAGGCGCAAACCGCGTCAGCGTCACCACGCACGGGAGCGGCGGCTTCTCGGCCCATCGGGCAAGCTCCCAGGCGGCGGCTTCCTTCTCAGCCTTCACCCGCTTTGCACGCACGCGCCAGTGCTCGCGGTCGTTCAAGCCGCGGCCGGTGCGTAGGTTTGGCAGCAGGATCACACCGCCTCCGCCATAAGCAGCCGCTCAAGCGCCAGCGCCAGCGCGACCCGGCTGTCTGCCTGGTGCCGCTGCTGCAGCGTCCTCACGTCGTGCTCTACTGTGTGGCGATGCACGCCGAGGGCTGCGGCTATCTGCGCGTTATTCTTGCCTTCCAGCAGGCAGGCGGCTACTCCTGAGCGGCGGGCTTCGGTGCTCATGCCACCCTCGCCACAAACCCCGGGCACCGTTGCGGCAGATTCGCCAGCGCAGGACCGACGACTGGCGCACCGATGCGGGCTTGCCGGAAGTTGCCGCACTGCCACGGGCGGAAGTGGCGGCAGTCCACGCACTTGACGCGGGGGTCTAGGGGGTCGCTCATGCGGTCCTCACGGCTTGTTTAACGCGCGCCAGCAGCTCGGCTGGCGCTTTGGTGGCCTTGTGCTCTCGCTGGCGCTGTAGCTCGGCTTCGGCAAGGGCTAGGCCGGTCGGCGGTGGCGCGTCCACACGCTGCGCCGGCAGTTCATCGGGCTTCAGCCATGCAGCTTCCAGCCCCTGCGAACCCCGCCGACACCAGACGCGCAGAAACGCCTCCAGGGTCATGCCTGCCTTGCCTGCCTCGGTCACTGCCCCGTCGAGCGTGGTCTGCGTCACCGGGGCGCGCTTGGCTTTGCGTAGGTGCAGCCAGTCGGTCCAAACCTGTTCCGCAACATCGGGGGGACGCGCCAACGGCGCAGCGCGCTTGCGCGCCTTATCGCCTTCGTCTACGTCTCCGAATACGTCTAGGCGCGCATCCGCTTCTCCCTTGCTTGGCACTTGCGTAGCATCTGCTGCGCATTCACTAGCAGGCGCTGGAAACTTGCTTTCCTTTGCCCGCACCTGCTGGCGGAAGTCGAGCAGTTCTAGGTAACGCTCCCCGTCCTTAGCCGGGTACACCCTTACAAGGGCCGCTTCGACCAGCACGGTCAGCCACTTCCCTACGTCCGAGTCGGAAACCTTGCTCAACTGCCGCGGGTAGCAGGCCGCCCGCAGCATTCCGTGGTCGGCGTAGTACCGACCGAAGTCATCGACGACAGACATCAGCCGCCGATAGAACACCTCTTCTGCCCAGCCCAAACGCGCAAGGCGCGGGCTTGTCAGGATGCCTTCGCGGAGGATGCGGTTAGGCACTGGCGGCCCCCTTCCTGTCTCGCTTGATCTTCATGTAGCGCTCATAAGCGGCGCTCTTCGGCTGCGTCAGGCCAAGCCCCTTGCACCACCAATCGTTGCGTAGCAGCACCTTGCACATGCGCCGCCACGAAGGCGCCCAATACTTCTTTTCAAGCTCGGGCGGAGCGAAGTCAGGGATGCCGCTGCGATAGCCCCGCTTGTGCCAGCCGTGCAGCCACTCGCGGAAACGCTTCGTGTAGTGCTCGCGCGTGACTTCCGGCATCGTCGCCAGCAGCAGATTGCAGAAGCTGCGCCACGTATGCCCAGGCGGCAGCGTGATCTTGTTGTAGCCGGTGACGTTGCCGCGCTCCTCAATGTAGAGGGCGCCGCTGTTTGCGCCGTTGACGCGGGCGACTACTCGGCCCCAGGTTTGGGGCTCAATGAGATGGTATAGCCAGAGTCCGCGTCTTTGATCATCCCCGTATGGCTGGCAGAGCCGCATCTGGTGCAAGGACACGCCGGCCAATTGCATACGGTCATAGACCTCGTTGTGAGGCTTTCCGGGGTCTGCGGCGTGGTACTTCCAAATGTCGGTGACGTGCCAATCGTAGATGGGGTAGACGTTGTAGACCTCATCGACGACCTTCGTTGTCCAGCGCTTGCCAAAGTGAGTCTCCTTGTCCCAAACCGCAATGGTTCGGAATCGGTTCAGGCTTTCGTCGGAGCGGATTCCAATGCAAGCCGCGGTGGTTCTGCCCCGGCCATACCAGACGGCGAACAGTTCGATGAACTCTTCAAACTCCATGCGCGGCTGGAAAAAATCAAAGAACGATGGATCGGAAATGACGCCCAATCCTTTCGGCATGGGACGAACCCAATCATCTTTTCGCTCGGGGTCCCAGGCGCACCAGACAGGCTCATAGTTGCTTACCGCGTTGCGCAGCTTGATAGGAAGACAAACCCAGTAGGGTTCAATGTGATCGGCGTACATGCGGAGCATTTCCTCCGCGTGCTTGATGGTCAGTTGATACTGCGCCTCAAGATCAATCAGCAGCACTCCAACCTTACGGCCGCGCCGGATGGCCTCATCCATGACGAGGTGCATCATGACGCTCGAATCCTTGCCGGCGCTGAAGCTGATGTAAACCGCCTCGAAGTGGTCAAACACGTAGCGCACGCGGTCCCTAGCCGCTTGCAGCACGTCAACGCCAATGCGCTTCTTAACCGCGGCCATCAGTAAAGCTCCGCCTCAGTCCGGCCGCCGGCCTTCTCGTGGTCCACCGGCTCTCGCCCGTTGGCAGCAAGCCAGCGATTCAGATACTCCAGCGCCAGCGCATCAGCCGCTGCTTTCTGCGAATCCGTCAGGCGGTGATAGCCGCCACGGCAGCACGATGGCAGCCCGAGCGCATACGCTACTGACGCTTGCCCAAGCCACGCGATGCGGTTCATGCGGTCATTGGTTAGGCTGTGCTCGCACGAATACTTCCACTCTGTCGTGACGCCATGCAGCGCCCGGCCAAACGCATCAAGATCAGCCAGAAACACGCCATAGGCGGCCTCGCCCTCTTCTTGCGTCATGCTCTTCGGGCGCTCGTCATAGAACCCGGCCCTAAAGCACTCCCACCGCTCCCATGTGTGATAAACGCGCCCCTTGTCGTCTGCCTCAAAGTCAGGGATCACGTCATCCAGAATTTCGCCAGCGGCGGAGTCGCTACGGTCAACCTCCCAAGCTTCTGAAAACTGCTGATCTTTGAATGCCTCCGCCAAGCCGGTGATCTGGCACAGCCGCAGCACTTCGTCAGCGTCCATGCCAAGGTCTTTGGCGATGCGCTCATCGCTCCAGTTCCGGCGCTTCAGCTCGATAACGATGTCGCTCATCGCTTCGACCTTGTGTTTACCGCGGGCGCGGTTGTGGCGGATGGTTGACGCCATCCGGTCGGCAAGCCCCTCCTGCGATTGCTTGATTCGCACGACAGGCAGGTATCCGTGAACGCGGGCCCTTACATCGGCGCATTCTTTGCCCACTCGGTTGCGGTGGAATCCGTCAATGACGGTGCGCCCGCCTGATTCGTCAAGCATTGACACGATAGGCTGCGTGTAGCCGTCCGCCATGATCGACACGCGCAACAACTCCATTTCAGGCGGAGCTACGCTATTGGGGTTGTAGTCGTTGGCCTGCACGCTCTCGCCAGCGACCCACTCCACAAAATCAACCGGCTCCCCCGCAAAGGGGCTTTGCTGGTGGATCAAGTGGCGCAGTGCGTTGATTGCACGAATGCGGTCTGTCAAAGGCAAGTCCGCCAGCCGCTCGATAAAAGGCCGAGCGCTATCCACGACAGCATCCGCCAACTGTTCATCAAACAAGTCTCTGTTCACGCCCCCACCTCCTGGCGCAGCACCGGCCCGGCCGAATACACCGCGAGCTGTCCCGGCCGCCAGTTGCAGGCGATGACGCCCTGCCGCACGGCATAGCGCAAGCTGTTGCGCACGGTGCGAACGTCGGAGACTTCCCACTTGGCGAGCACGTCGTGAGACGTAAGCTCTTCGTCGGGGTTGCGGCCGAAATACAGCACCACGCGCTCGCGCAGGGTCATGGGGCTGTCGCTCATGCGTCATCCCGCCACAAAGGGGAAAGCGCGAACTCTTCCGGCGCTGGCCCTGACTTGCCGTAAGGCTTCACACGCTTGCGGCTGTCGAGAATGCCCTCGTCTTCCAGCAGGCGCAGCAGCTTGAGCTGGTCGCCATTGCGCGGCACGTCGAGAGCCGTCATCAGCTCGTCGCGTGTCATCCAGCCGTGGCGGCGGATCGTCTTGAGAATCAGGCAGATGCGGCGCGTGTGGTGGCCGGTGTAGTGCGGGCTCGTCATTACTCGCCACCTGTGCACAGTGTGTTTGCACCCATCACCCGCTCGGACGACACGGCGTAGGGATGGTCTGCGGCGGCCGGGGCTGCGACAGTCTCGGCATGGATGAATCCCTGCTCACACGCACTCAGCACGAACGGCGTGCGCGGGCCGGCTTTGCTCAGGTAGCGGGCGCACTCGTTTTTCCGCGGGCAAAGGCCGGAGCCGTGCGGGGCGTGCCCGCCGCAGCGGGTTACGTCGTTCGGCAGCATCAAGCCCCCTGCTGCGCGGGTTCGGCCCGGTTCCGCTGCTTACGGCTCTCGATGTCCTGCAGCATCTCCTCGACCGTGACTGCGCCGGCCGTCCACTCGACGATGCGCCGCAGTTCCTCAACCGGGGGGCCGTCCTTACGCCACAAGCTGACGGCGGCTTTGCCGACGCCGAAGTGGGCCGCCATCGCAGTAGCCCGGCCAGGCTCTGCGGAGAGGTAGTCATGTAGTCGCATGGTTGAGGAGTTTATAAACCGATGACCCTTCCGTCAAGCGGTCCATGAACCCCCGTTTGCGACAATCTCAGCCGCCATGCAACACTTTCGCCGAGCAAAACTGCGCCACCTCATCGCTGAGCGATTCAGCGGGAGCAGGGAGAAGTTCATGGCGGAAACGGGGCTGAATAAATCACGCCTGTCGCAACTTATGAGCGACGGCTACCCCTTTGGCGAGCGTGCCGCGCGTGAGCTTGCGCTGCGGCTGGGCCTGCCCGAAGACTACTTTGAGACGATGGACGAGCGCACCGCGCAGCTCGCCATGCGCTTCAACCAGCTTCCCGAGCCGATGAAGGCCAAGTGGGAAGCTCTTGCCGCCATGCTTGGCGACGACACCTCCAAACCCTGAGCTATCGCCGACCCCTCGAACGGGTGTGACAATTCACCTGTTCACTTTTCGCTTGACTTCTGGTTGAGGGGTTCATAAACTTCTTTCCATCGGCCCACAGAACCCCGCGATCTTGCGGAGGGCCGGGAAGGACAAGGCGATGAACGGCTACGCGATCTTCGGCCAGCCCCCGCAGTTCCCCAACACCCGCGGCGGCGCTGGCTACATCAGCGCTGGCAAGCCCAGCCGCCAGGACATGGACGACATCCACTTGTCTGACCGCCTGACTGAGCTGATCGAGGACGAGATCGACAACCCTGCCGGCGAAGCGCTCATGGCGCTGTACGACACGAGCGGCAACAGCGATTGCCAGCCCATCGACAAGCTGAAGGCGCAGTGTGACGCCGACAACCTGGACGACTGGATTCGCCTGCTGCTGCGCTGCCCGACTGCTGACCTTGAGTTGGTGGGGCTCAACTTCCGCTGCTGGGCTGACAAGCACCTTGAGCGCAAGGCCGACGAATACGGCTGGACGGAGCGCGCTCAGCAACTGCTGATCGAGGAGAGCGCGGAATGAAGCCCACCCGCCTGCAACCGCTGCGCCCGAACCGCTTTCTGTTCACGCGCGGGCTGGGCCTTGTGCTCTGGCTGCGCGCTGTTGCCGCCTACGCCGCCCGTGTGGCGATTGGCGGGTTTCTTCTCATCGCTATGGGCTACCTGCTGGCTCAGGGCGCCACTGGCAACTGACATGGGACTCATCATGAGCGAAACACAATGGCCCGCCCGCCGCTGCAGCGCGGACGCATGCAACCAAGGCCGCCAGGAGTGCCCGTGCCCCGAGGCATGCGAGGCGCCTGAGACGCCCGACCAACTGCAGCAGCGGTACTGGCAGTCAGCATGGACGGCTGCCGCTGTCATCGGCATCGTGGCTCTGGTGGCGGTGTTCGCATGAACGCCCCCGACCCGATCAACCGCTATTCGCGAACAGTGCAACTCGCGCTGCAGCCGCTGCCCGTGCTGCCGAGCATGCTGCGCCAGCGCCGAATCTGCCGCATTCAACTGCGGCACCTTACCAACGCAGTCGGCCAGCGGTACGCCCGCGAGGCTGCACAAGGAGCAGAACGATGAAGGTTTACCAAGCGATCAACAAGGTGCAAGCCGCCCTCGCGGTGGAAGGCATTAGCAAGGCCCGCAACAACCAAGCGCAGGGCTACAAGTTCCGCGGCATCGACGACGTTTACAACGCACTGTCCCCGCTGCTGGCGAAGCATGGCTTGTGCGTGCTGCCCCGCTGCACCAGCCGCGAAGTGGTCGAGCGCGTCAACGCCAAGGGAACCGCGCTGTTCTACGTCACTGTGTGCGCGGAGTTCGACTTCGTGGCCGCCGAAGATGGCAGCAAGCACACGGTCATCACCTACGGCGAAGCGATGGACAGCGGCGACAAGGCCACGAACAAAGCCATGAGCGCGGCCTACAAGTACGCCTGCATGCAAGCCTTCAGCATCCCGACCGAGGGCGACAACGACGCCGATGCACAGACGCACGAAGTGCAGGCAGCCGGCCCGAATCGAACCCTCGTCATGAAGGTGCAGCGCGCCATCGCTGAGCACGTCGCAGAGGAGCGCGACCTTGGCGTCATCGAAGAATGGGACGGCGCCAAGGAGCAAGGCGAAGACTTCGCCTCGCTGGTTTGGGCTGGCCTGACAACCCCACAGCGCGACAAGGTGCGCGCACTGAGCAACAACCGCAAGAAGGAAACCGCATGAGCTACGAAACCCGCGACAACACCGGCAAGCTGTTCAAGAACGAAAAGAAGGAGAAGGACACGCACCCGGACTACACCGGCACCGCCCTCATCGGTGGCGTCGAGCACTACATGGACGCATGGTTGAAAACCTCGGAAGGCGGGCGCAAGTGGATGTCGTTCAGCTTCAAGCCGAAGCAGAAGCAAGCCGAGGCCCCGCCCGCGCGCCCGGCCCCGTCCAAGCGCCCGCCGGCAGACGACTTCCGGGACTCGGTGCCCTTCTGATGTTCGCAAAGCAGAACACCTACCGCAGCGAGGCATGGCGCCGCGCCGTCGCAGCGCTGCCGTGCGTGGTCTGCTTCCGCGAGGGCGAGAGCCAGGCCGCACACGTCAACCACATCGGCAAGGGCATGGGCATGAAGGCGCCAGACTGCTGGACGTTCCCGGCCTGCCCCTCTTGTCATACCGAGTTTGACCAAGGCAAGAGCTACACCAAGGAACAGCGCCGGGAGCTTGCGGAGCGGTGGACGCTGCTCACGCTGCACGAGCTGGCGAAGCAAGGAAAGGTGACCGTCAAGTGAGCCACACGATCAGTCTTCACACATGGCAGCAGGCCAGCGACGTGCTCGCCAAGGCCGCCGAGTGGATCAAGCGCCGCACCGAGGCGGGCAAGCCCGTCAAGCTCACGCTCGAAGAAGAGCGCCGCACAAGCCCGCAGAATCGGCTGATCCACGTCACTGTCGCGCGCATCGCTCAGACGGCAGGCAGGCCGACCGACACGCAAGCGCTGGACGAGCTTCGTTGGCTGTTGGTCGAGCAGTGGCGCAGCGAGACGAAGCGGCCCGGCAAATGGGTCAAATCGCTGGACGGGCTGCGCATGGTGGACGTGAGCAACCGCACGAGCAAGCTCGACAAGGCAGACGGCAGAGAGTTTCTGGAATGGCTGCTGGCATGGGAGGCGAGCGCGTGAGCAACGACAAGAGCGGTTCGAGCGAGGGGTTAGGCGCGTGGGTGCCGGTAGCTGACCGACTACCAGAGCCGGGCGCTGCCGTGCTGGTGGCGTGTGGCAAGTTCGTGATGCGCGCAGTGCATGTGCCGCACATGGCATTTTGCGAAGCTACGCACGGCTACTTTGAGCCAGAAGGCGCTGCGTACTACGACGAGGGCACCGACGAGACGTATTGGCCCGCAGGCTGGTACGAGTGGAATCAGCACGAAGAAACGCATTGGGCGCTTGACGACGAGCCGACGCACTGGATGCCCCTGCCGCCCGCGCCTGAGAGCGCCTAACGATTGAGGAAAGCTGCCGCGCTGCGGTGCGGCCGGAGCGCTGACCGCCACCCGCGGTCAGCTTGTGCGAAAGGGTTAGGCGCTACGCAAGGTGTTGGAATGGGGATGTTTGACTACGTGAACTTTGAAATGCCGTGCCCGAACTGCGGCGAGACGCTGAACAGGTTTCAGACCAAGGACAGCGAATGCACGATGGACACGGTGGAGCCGGACGGAATCGGGAACTTCTACGCTCTCTGCAAGTGCAAGCACTGGGTAGAGTTTTCGCGCCCGCGCCCGCCCGGCCACATGCCCCGCGAGAAGCCGCTCACGCGCGAGGAAGTGGAGGCGCTGGGCTTCGTGCTGCATGTCCAAGCGCCTAACGTTCGAGGAAAGCTGCAGGGCGCGGCGCAGCCGTGACCTGTCAGCTTGTGCGAGGGGTTAGGCATCACTGCAACGAAGGAGAAGATATGCCTACAGGTGACTGGTTTATTGAGCGGAAGATGCACGACGGAACATGGGAAACCGTGCTGGCCGGGTATGACACCGAGAAGCAGGCGCGAGCTGGCGCAGCGCGGCAGGCGAAAAGCTCGATGTTCACAAGCCGCTGGCGAGTTGGCCGCGATGCTGGCGCAGGCGTCACCGCGCTGCTTGAAGCCGAGTTCGCGCCCGGGAAGCGCGTGAAGTGGACGCCCGTAGCTGGCGCGATGCCGCAGCCCGAACACAAGGCAAGTGCGGATTGCTGGTGCCAGCCTGAGGCCGTACACGTTGACGCCGATTCAGGCGCTACGGTCTATGTGCACAGGGCTGTTCAGTGATGCCTAACGCCTAGCTCACCTGGACCCAACAGCGCGAGAACCACAATGATTGAAGACAAGCCACAGACCGACCCCGACAACCGGCCCGCTGTTGGGGCTCAGGTGGAGCGCAGTGTTAGGCCCCGCGCGGCGTTCGAGGCGTGGATAAGCTCGCCGCCCTACGAGCGGGAAGTGGAGCGCTTCGGCGAAAACAGCGCATGGCCCGGGAACTACCGCGAGCTGGACGTTGACTTGGCTTGGTGCGCCTGGTCCGCCGCGATGGCGACAACCCGCGAGCGGTGCGCGCAGATTCTGGAGCGCATTGCCAACGAGCCGCCCGTAAGCGGCAACGACATCGCACAGGCCCGCGTGCTGCTTGCTGTGGCGCAACTTCGTGGGGCCTAACGATCGAATTCAGCGGGCGCCGTAGGCGCTCCGCTGGAATGAGGGGTTAGGCGCGTGCCCCGATTCACGCGCCAACTTTCGAGGACCACAGAAATGGACTTTGCCCCGCACGAACAGCGCGTGATTGACGAGCACCGCGAACTGACCGAGCGCCACAAAAAGCTGAAGGCGTTTTTCCAGACGCCGATCTTCGCTGGCCTGAAGGAAGCCGAAGCGACCCGGCTGCGCTGCCAGTCGTTTTTCATGGCCGGGTACGCGGATGTCCTGGCCGAGCGCATCGACGCCATGATGCGCGCCCACGCTCACGCCCAGGGCGAGACGGTGACGGCTGCGTGATGTGGCGGGCCGGTTTTCTGCTGGCCCGCCTTGAAGCGCCTAACGGGCCGGGTGAGCTGCCCGCCTCTGGCGGGTCAGCTCGACCCGGGTGTTAGATGCGCGTATCCGGAGCGAACGAATGACGATTGACGGACCAACGGTAGTGAGTTTCAGCGGAGGCAGGACGAGCGCCTACATGCTGCGCCTGCTGCTGGACGAGCACGGAGGCAAGCTGCCGGCTGACTGCCATGTGGTTTTTGCCAACACCGGCAAAGAGGACGAAGCAACGCTGCGCTTTGTGCGTGACTGCGCCCAGCGCTGGAGCGTGCCGATTGTGTGGGTGGAGTACCTGCCGGATGGCGAAGGCTGGCGGCGCGTGGACTTCGCCAGCGCGAGCCGGAACGGAGAGCCGTTCGAGGCGCTGATTCGCAAGCGGAACTACCTGCCCAACCCCGTGGCGCGCTTCTGTACCGTGGAGCTGAAGATTCTTCGCATCGCCGACTACATGCGCAGCCTGGGACACGACGAATTCGAGGTGCTGGTGGGCCTGCGGGCAGACGAGCCGAAGCGTGTAGCAAAGCTGCGAGCCGACCCGAGCGGCGGCACGCGCGGCATTGAGCGCCGCGCCCCGCTGGCCGACCTGGGCGTGACGCGGCAAGAAGTGGGCCGCTACTGGCAGACCGCCCCGTTTGACCTGGCGCTGCCGAACGTGAACGGCACGACCATGCACGGGAACTGCGACCTGTGCTTTTTGAAGCACAGCGCCATTGTGATGAGCCTGATTGCCGAGAACCCGCAGCGCGGGGTGTGGTGGGCCAAACAGGAGAGCAGCATCACGAACGCGAAGATTCAGAACGGCGGCACCTTCAGGAACGACCGCCCGAGTTACGCGCAGATGCTGGCCTTCACGGAGGCGCAGGCCGATGCCTTTGGGCACGCTGCCGCCGAAGCGGAGGACGGCATCGAGTGCATAGGATGCACCGATTGACTGGCGCATCTAACGCCAGGTTAACCGCGCCCGACACGGCGCACAGGAGCAACGATGAATGAGACGAAGCAACCCGCCGTGGCGGGTCCGGTTGAACCGACAGTTAGGCCCGCGCGTTGGACCGGCCTACGCGTGGCGTTTGCCGAAGCTGAGAAACAAGCGCTAAGAAACTGGCTAAACGAAGACCGCTTCCCATCGGACGCCGAGCGTACCGCGTGGTTTGACGGTCACGATTCTGGATGGCGTCACGCCGTCCTAGCCGGCCCGTTCCCTGGGCTTAGCGACGGCGACTTGTCGCAGACGGCGCCGACGGATCGAGAGTGGGCTGGGCGGGCACTGAGGCAGATGGCCGAATCGTTGTTGCAACTGGCGGCAACCGCTGAGACGCGACCGCATAGCGGCGCCGAGGTGTGGGCAGCGAACTCGTTTGATGCTGCGGCGCAGTGGTTGCTGGCCCGCGCTGATGTTGTTGATCGGGCCTAACGTTTTGGTAACCGGCGCCCGCGCTGCCGGCGACGAAGCGTGACCATGCCGGATTGCGTCCGGTTGACCTGATGTTAGGCCTGCGGCCGAAGCGAGAAAAACCATGCGAACACAGAAAAACTGCTGCACTTGCAAGCACTACGGCACGCAGAAAAAAGGTGGCCTAGTGATTGGGCCGCGCTGCAATGGCGACCCAACCGGGCGCAAGTGGGCGCCCAGCATGGCGCAGAAGGATTTGCGCTGCGGTGAACGGCGCGTTTGGTGGGCGGCGCGTGCGGCCTAACTAAGCTATCGCCAATCCTCGCAAGCTCTGCATGTACCGCAAGCCATCCC